AGTCGCCAATCCAGTGTCGAGTGATTCCATGATTTCAGCGGCCTGCGCTTCAAGGGATTCAATTGCTGTTTGTGCTTGTTCTTGGGTTTTCGGGGTGTAGGTCATCTTTGTTCGCCTCTGTTCTATCGTAGTAGGTCCCCCTATATTAAGCCACCGGTCAAAGTCACTCGCCCTTGACGAATACGACTTTGTCGAGCACTCGCATGTGTGCCTCTTTCTTGCCCAGCAAGTACAGCACCATGTCTTTCATGGTGGTGTTGACCGAGACGCCGTCTTCGTGGGTGCGTGGAGCGGTGACATAGATGTATCGTCCATCCCCGTCCAGCGTCTTCATTTTGCGACGAGGAGCACGCTCAATCGTGTCAAATCGCAGACTGTACTCTTCGTAGTCGTCTTCCGACCAAAAGTTATCGCCAACGCGAACAGCGAGTGTGTTTTCCCAGTAGGCCCACTTGTCTTGGTCCAATTTCAGGTAGTGCACTCCATCGTACTTCAACCAAGCACCAATTTTTGCTTTTTGCATCTGTGCTGGGTTCCATTCTCGCATGTTTTTGGCTCGCATGTTTAACCGTAGCAGGTTCCCCTATATAACAGTGCCGATTATAGATGCTCAAATTGGCCATCCAGCGATACCTGTACCACTGGTCTCACCCTCGCCGACGGTGGTGAATGAGCCACCCGAGTACGGGAAGTAGAGGTGCGATGCACCGTGTGGGCTGGTCTGCCACGACGACTCGTTGGTCATCCACTGCAAATCCAGTTCACCGGCAGAGAAGCCCCAAAAGCGCTGGTACCTCATCTGAGGGTTGGTGTGAGTGAAGTCCTCTTGACCGTTCAGAGATTGAGCAGAGCCGACTGGAGACCACCCAGTCGTTGCGTCGTAGGTCATCGACGGGACTGAGAGCCAGCGGATGTTGACCGACCTGATGACTTCGTCAGCCTCGCTCGGGTCTTGGCTGAACTCAAAGGTCGGCATCCACACTTCCATGAAGTGAGTGATTGGTCCCGATAGGGGCGTGAGATTCGTGCCACCGGTAGGCCATTCGTAGTTCGACGCCGCCGGCACTTGGTCGTACCCGCCGTCAATAGTCAGTGCCGCTGGTGGACTGGCGGTGTCGTCGCTTGCTGGCGTTGCACCCCACTGGAGTGGAGCGATGGTGGACTCAGTGACGCCGTCTCGATAGACTCGTCCAGCGGTCACGCTTTGGATGTTGTTGGTGCCCGACAAGCGGAAGCCGAGTATCATGTGAATCTCACCCTTGCCGTTGGTGGTCATCGTGATGTGCTTGTAGTCAGGACGAACCAGCGGATTCTTTGGGATGAACAGAGCCTTGGTCACACCGAGCCCATTTGCGTCGGTCCGTTGGTCCACCAGTGGCTTGTCCGCGTTGAACGAATTCACCAGTGTGGTCCGTCCGTTATCGCCCTTGATAACGGTGACGAATGAGCGGTCCCGCTCGTCGACAACAGCATCGTAGTAGATGACACCGGAAGTGGGGTACTGCGCCGCATTTTGAACACCGACACAGTGTATGGCATGTTCGTGGTTGAATGTGAATCGTCCGCTGGGGTCCAGCCCACCGGCGACTGAACGACCAGTGTTGACATAGATGGCGGCGTTGGCTCTGTCACCGAAGACGCCAGCGTCGGCGAGCATCGAACCTCGATAGTACACGATGGGTATGTTCTGACCCGTTAAGCACACCTTAGGGGCATCACAATGCCTAACGGCATGACTTGTACCATCAGCGGCGTTCTCGGACGCTGTAGGGGTGCTACTGACACTCTTGTTGACCTTGCTCCAACGAGTGTCAGTCCAATTGGCTGGGTCGTTTTGTGAGGATGGCATCGGCGTCCATCCCTCGCCTGCCAATTTGGTTGTGTAGACGATGTGTGACTGGTCAGCAACCATGCGCACTGCCAAGTGCAACCGGTCATTGGCGTCGCAGACGAGGCTGGGTTGACGCAGGTCGTAGTCGGCGTTGCTGATTGCCGCTGGTGCGTGGGTACTCCAGTCCCACTTGTAGACTGGGTGTGGGTTGTAGGACTCAAGTTCGCGTTCCGCGTATGCGTAGTACAGCAATCGAAGGCCATTGTAATCCATGTCGATAACCGCGTGGATGGTTCCCGTGCTGTCAGAGGCGTACGCGGCTGAGTACAGAACTGAATTCGGTGGGGCTGTTGGACCACACTCGTCTTCGCCCCCGTAGTCAGACTGTGAGGGGTTGACTTGCATGGCTTTTCGATTCCAAAAGAGGTCACTGAACAGTGGTTTCGTGTAGTGTGTGAAGACTGGATTCGTGCGTTCAGAGGAGTTCCTCGCCGAGCGCTCGATTTGGAATGAGTGGAGTGTTCCGTCGTCAGTTCTCAACATCCGCTGGCCTTTGCCCATGCCGTTGTCGACTTGCGTTGACGAGGTCGGCACCACTTCACCGTCCATCTCTGACCGGACCTGAGCCGCTTGAGCAGTGACGGAGTCACGGGCTCCAGTCCCTCGTGCGCTGATGATTGAACCGCTGTCCCACATTGGACGGACTGCGCCGCTGACATGCACATCAACCGACGACTGCAATTGCTCGGCGACTGCAACATAGTCGAGGTCACTGATTTCGTCGATGCGTCCGAGGATTGCTGGAGCGTACCGGTTGTTCTCTATGTCGCTCAGGTCATAGTCGCTATTGGGCATAATAGGGACGGCGCCAGCGTGGAAGTGTTCAGTCGGGTGGTCATTCCAAAATGCCTCCAGTCCACTGCCGCTGACGATTGGTCCTCTCACTCGGTCAGTGGGTTGCAGTCCACCGATTTTTGCGTTAGCGCCTTCATTCCTACTGGCGTCATCCCACAGGTTGGTTCGGAGATGGTACTGGCCCAGCACGGTTCGTGCGGACGCTGGAGTGGCTTTACCTCCGAGGTCGAATCCGGTGTTGAATTGCTCGGCTCCAGTCAGGTGGAGTGTATCGGTACGATGGAACGGTGTCTCCATCTCCAAGTCAAGGCTGTTTCTACCCCCCGCACGGGCACGCACTGCCACCTCGGCGGGTGCGAGTAGGTGGAGGGGAATGTCGTAGCCTACGCCGCCGTGTACGGACTTCCAAACCCTGTCGACCTTGAATGGGTGGTGTGAGGAAGCGACGCCGTAGTGTAGAGGCCCTTGGTGTCCTATGACGGACATTGGACCTTGCATGTGACCGAGCGTCACATTGCTCGTACCGAAGTTCTTCCACAGTGACTGTGCCGATGGTGTGATTGCCGCCCCGATTGCCACTCCAGCCGCCTCGGGGTCGTCTGAGAAGAACACCGTGTTGTTCCCGAAGCCAATTGGGTCGTAGAGGAAGCGTCCGAACGACCAGCCTGCGTACCCCATCTCTTGGTGTGGATTGGCCGCCGCACCGTAGTCTGAGAAGCCGATGGTCGTGGCCACGAATCGAGTTCGGACGAGGAAGTCGTATCGGTCTTGAGCCCATTGGCTCACGCCTGACCTCGTCTTGAGATTGACCTGAGTGCTAACGCGGTCAATAGGCTGGAGCATGGGATAACCATCGACGACCCCAGTCGTCATCAAGTGTGGCAGGCATCGAGGCAAATTGGCGTACGACATGCGCACCTCGGGGTACGAGCCGTATGTGATTGGGATTGCTCGCTGTCCACTTTCTTGGTACCAGTACGAGATGCGAGAACCACTCCACCATGTGTCAGCGCCAGTCCAATTCTGAGTGTAGTATTCCTCTCCACTGACGCGGACCTTGCGAGCCTCAAACATGGCTCTACCGCCCACTGCCTTGCCCTTCTCGGCCTTGGCGTCGCTCCACATTAGAACCAGTGAGCGTCCGCTTGTGTTGGCCGATAGGCGTGACCAAGACGGTGTCAGAGAGAAGTTATCGCCGCCACCTTGGTAGCCTTGACCCGACCCGTTTGACGGGGCTGGTGGTGGTCCATCAATCACCTCGCCAGTGATTGGGTCCACATGCTCATTCTCGGTGTTCGGGTTGTCCCCACTGGTGATTGGGATGCACTGGTCGCCGCTCCTGTAGTAGCCTGCTGGGCACCCTGAGCCCGAGCCACTGTCGGGGTTGAATGGGTACTGAATGTCACTGGACGGGTACTCCTCCGATGAGCCGATGTAGTCACGGTGCACGGCGGCCATCATGGCACGACCATCGTCCATGAACCGAAGTGCTGAGCAGTGTAGCGTTGGGTGGAACATTGGGTCGCCCGTTGGATTGAGACTGTGGCGAGGATGCAAAGCGGCGGCCTTGTCCTCTCGTCCGAGGTACCTCATCTGCTCTATCTGCGGGAATACCCAATCGTGAACTTGCCACCCCTCCCACTGCCTTCGACTGAACCCTACAGCGGCGAAGGATGTGGCTTGATACGAGTTAATCCACGCTACGGAGTCGGCGGCGACAGCGGCGTCGTACAGCGGATTGTCTGTTGGCGTCGTGTCTTTGACAGTGTGGTACGGGTCGGTTGACGGGTCGTACTTGAAGACCATCAGTTCACACCCTCTTGGGTATGCCAAAGCGTTGTCACCGTCGGGCCAAACCTGACCGTTGCCCCATGTCCGAGCGTTGAAGTGGGAGGCGTCAATCATGTCTGCGCCTACGAACAATTGCTTGCCGTACACATCAGCGTCCCAAAGATGGCTGATGCCTCCGCGCTGGTAGAATCCACCAGCCTCGATAGCCCCGCAGAGCAATGGAACCTGTGCCCACGAGGTATTCGCCAGCGGACGGAATGGTGTCATCTGATGCAGTCCCCATCCGCCGTTCACAGCGTCGTGACGAGGCATGAAGGAATGCGCTCCATCCTTCTGAGCGAGTGTGTAGCCGACGGTGCCAATGTCATTGTTGTCGAAGTACACTCGCTCGATTTCAGCAGGGTTGATTCGGAACACTGCGTGGTATATTTCACAGGCTTCGTCTTCGAGGTCCATCGTGGCCGATAGGCGCTTGCCTTGAGGGAAGTTCCGTTGGGTTGGGTCGCCGATTCGGTCCCTCGTGAGATTGACGGTGGCGTTGATTCGGGTGGCAGGCGCAAGGCTGACCAGCACATGGTAGTCGACGATTGGCTTCTTGAACACCTCAGCGGGAGCGCTGTTGAAGGCTGGTATCTCCACATCAACGGTCCCGATTAGCGACGGGACGACCTTGACCTTGGTCACGACCTTGTCTTTCATGAAGTCCTGAGACATGTTTATCGTCGCAGTCCACGCTCCTGACGAGTGGGTATCGCCGAGAATATACCGAGTCGGTCCCTTGGATGTGGTCTTGACTGAGGTGTGATGAACAAAGGTGGGGTACAACGGATGTGATTGAAAAACCGATTCATTGAGGCCGGTCAGTGGCCCCCCGTTGTCGGAGTGCAAGCATCGACCCGTGTGGAACAGTGTGCGGTTGGCGTTCTCAGTGTAGGTGGAGCCCTTGTACGCCTTGCGCTTTCCAGTCGTTGACATACCCTCTGTCATCGGTTGCACGAATGTGTCGTCGCTGGCGTATCTGAACAATTCCGTCCACCCCACTTGACCGGCGTATGACATGCCGTTTCGCCTCATTGAGAGGCCACTGCTGACTTGAATGTTGATTGCAGAGAATAGGCCAGCACCGTCCTCGTTCCACGCTGTTTCGGGGATGAGTGGGCTCGCTGGCGGAGCCTGAGCGAAGGGTGGGTTGGAGTTCCTTGATACGCTGGTGAACGCAGTCGCTGTGATGGTTCCCTCGTAGCCAATTAGGCCACATGAGTCGGCGACGGCGTGGTTGCCAAGGTCCACGCGACCCAGCGGGTATATGTTCTCTATGGTGCCCGTCACGCCCGTCTCAGTGTGAATGTCACTGACCAGTATGGTTTGCGCTGTGCTGGCTGGAAGGGGCATAGAATCGGTTGGTTTGGGCGCGTTGGGTGTCCACCCCCCACCGGCAACCGATTCGGCCACAGGGGTACCCATAGGGGCTGATATTGGCTGTCCTACATCATGGACTTCCTGTTGCACTTGCATATTGACCCCCCAATGGGCCGAGAAGGACAGTGAATCGTCGTTGAGGCCCTGACCCTCCGCTAACCCAGCCTCGGGCGGTACCATGGCTACAGGGGCGCTCCACAGCGACGAGAGGTACGCACTGTTGTGAGCGTCACCGTAGGTGAGCCCGAGTCCGTTGCTCGGTAGGTCGACTGCCGAGCGGTGGGTGAATGACTCGACTGTACCGATACTGGTGGCTGGGTTGGAGTCGATGATGGAGCCGATTTGCAGGTCCATGGATGGGATGCCTCGCTTGAGGTCGTCTCCATGACGAGGCTGATTCCAAGAATGGTTGGCTGGTCTCGCTTTTACCCCCACGCCGATGCTCTCCAATGCACGCGGGTGGTCGACATGTCGACCTGCTTCGGAGATAGTGGCGGTGACGAATGGGTGGAAGGTCCGCTTGTCTCCCGTGCTGTGACGACCAAAGCCCACATCCTCGACTGCTTGGCCCGATTCGAGCCACCCAGTTCCGAAGTTCAACCTCGGCCCCTCTATCGAGGTCGTTAGACCACGGGCTGTGAGGTTGTTGACATTCAATTGGGTCGTGTGGGCAGTGGAGGTCAACGAGCCACCCACGGTCAACGGGACCGATGGTGCGGTGACTTGAGTTCCTGACGGTTGCCACAGGTTGGTGTCGAACAGCGCATACCCCTCGGTCCCAGTGCCACCAGCGTTGGTCAGGTCATCTGCCCAAACGAAGGACAGGGGAAGACCCGCACCGGCTCCCACGGGGGGAGTCAGGTCAACACGGTTGGCACTGACTCCCATGCTTAGGGTTTAGAACCGCCGGTTCATAACGGTGGTGCTCAGCGGCGGTGGACTACATCGGTGTCGTATCGGACATTCCACTTGCCCTTTGGAGCAGTGGCGGTAGCCACTTCAATCCACTCTTCACAGGACGGGCACTTGACTGAAATGACGCCGACTGGCTTGCTGGTTGCTCGGCTGAAATATCCCCAGTGGTTCCATTGGAGGTCGGTTGGCTTGAGGGTCTTTTGGTCACAGCACTCGCAGTGCAGTACGAAGCCTGCTTCCATCTTGGATGTCGTTTGTGCTTCAACAATGCGGCAGAGGCCTGCGGTGTAGTTCTCATTCATGCTGGGTGTGGTGGTTCCGGTTCGGGACATGTTTAGTCCTACGGGTCTCCCCTATATAACAGTGTCGCCTATCCTATTCTTCCTCACCGGTTAGGTCGAGGATGACCTGAGCCGCCTTGGCTTCCTTCGCCTCTCTGATACAGGCCTTGCAGTGCTCGACACTGACCATCTTGGGTCGGTGCTTGAGTGGTCGCACGCACCTCATTCTTCCTCACTCACCAGCGAGTTATCGAGGCCGGCGATACCGTCCTCGTCTTGGAAGCGGGATGTACCAGCGTTCTTGAGATACACAGTGCCGTCCTCGGCTTTAGCGTAGGCGTCCATCGGGCGGTTGTCGCGCATGGCCATAGCACACAGTTCACAGTAGTGGTTCTCACTGTCGATAGTGTGGAGCGGTGCTCCCTGAATGGCTCGCAGTGCTTCTACGGTCCGCTGAATCTTCTTGTCCTTGTACTTGGTGACGACGGTGCATGGCTCACCGTGGATGGCACACACGCCCTTGCAGACGGTGCCACGCAGGCGCTTCAATTGCTTCTTGTGCATGGCATCAATCTTCTGCTTGGTTCGCTTAGTCATCGTTAGTCGCCCCTCTGTTCCCTTGAGGGTGCGCGGTCCCTCGTACTTTAACTATGAAGTCCAACATGTGGTTCGCATTGATGTTGTAGTCGTGGAGTTCACCGTACTCGATGCACGCTTTGCGCATCGCACGGTAGGTCGTCTCGTCGGTCCACACGGCGTCGACGAGAGCGGAAGAGAGTGCGTCGATGTCAACCAGCGTCATGGTGTTGCCGTGGCTTGGCCCGATGATGGTGGTGGCGTTATCGACCAGCCAGCCTCGCTCCCCGCCAATCAGTTCAGGTCCTGTGCTGTTGTCAGGGAGGATAATGGGCAGGCCGCAGGCCATTGCCTCAAGGCTTGGAATGCCGAATCCTTCGCCACCCGTAGCAGAGACATGGAAGTCGCTGATTTGGTACAGCCTCGCCATTTGTTCTTTGTCCAGTCCCATGACCGGTGAGGCGCTCGTATCGGAGAATGTGATGTTGGCTTGGAGGCCCATGTCCTCGACCATTGCAGGCAGGTCCCAGCCACCCAGCCGGTGGCTGTCAGTGGGGTCTCCAGTGTGCAGTATCAGGCCGATTGATGCAGGGTTGGGTACTCGACCCAACATGCTCTTGAAGGCCTGTAGAAGGCGTGGAATTTGCTTGCGGTTGCCGTTGCGTCCGACGGACAGGAACACTGTGTCCCAAGGCAGTCCTAACTTGCTCCTCATGTCTGCCTTCTCATCGTCGCTGACGGGAGCGAAGACGCCTCCGTCGATGCCGTGATGGAGGAAGTGAATGTCCTCAGTGTCGTACCTGTCGATGACTGGATTCCTGTGGCTCTCAGGCGCTTGGCCCTTGGTCGAATGCAATCGCTTGACCATCTTCTCCATCTCCCCAGCACCGAACTGAGACATGAACAACGGTGTGTGGGTCATGCCGAGCAGTTCATCGAATTTCCTGTTGATGGGGTAGCCGTCAATCGGGATGTGTGAAATGTGCGGAACCCCCGCTCTGTTGCACGCTCGCACGATGGCGGTGGTGTTCCAAATGTCAGTCAGTGAAACGACCACATCGGGCTTGAGTCTGTTGATTTGATAGTCAGTGATGGTGGCTGTTCCCTTGTGATTGAGCAGTTCAGCCCCGAAGTTAGAGCCACCATGCACCATGGTCCACCCCTCGCTGTGTCGAATGTCTTCTCCGTGGTGGTCCCACGCCATGACGAACACATTGCACACATTGGCGAGCCGTTTGACATATTCTCGGGTCACAGTTCCGTAGCCGGTTGGCCTTGTTGGTTGTTCGCTAATCCATAGGACGGTTGTCTTGCCTTCGTCTGCCATGTGTAGTCGTTGACGACACACCTATATAAGGTTGCTGGTCACGGTTTCTTGACGAATGTGCCTACGAACCGCTTGCTGGACCTCGTGTCGACTGCGTCTTGCAGGCTTCCAGTGCCACCATTGGCGGGGTACGCTGTCGAGTCTCCATTGCTTCCAACCGTGCCACTCTTGGTCATGAGCGGTGATTGTTGAGGGAAGCGATGACTTCCGACAAACGGGTTGGTTGAAGATGTTGTGTCGAATGTCATCGGAGTCGGGTACGGAAGCAGGCCACCTGCAAGGAGGGAGACATCCCTATTGTTGCCGATAGCGTAGTCGCCACCGATGCCACCGAATCCTCCGAAGAAATTGTGTGCCAATTTGCCCATTTGGACCAAACCCGAATACCCTACAGAGCGCAGAGCGTCTGTTGAAACGGCAACCACGCCGCTACTGCCACTCCAATTGAAGGGTGGTGGTGGTGTCGACAGGTAGTGTGTGGCTGGAATACTGTTCGCATGGATTGCCCCCACGCCCCTTTCAACCTCGTACGAACCTTCGAGGTGAGGGTATTGGTCATAATAGCCGATGGGCGCACCATTGTTGTAGAGATAGTCCCGCGAGGTCACAAAGGTGCCGCCGCCGCCAAAAAAGAACGCGATTTCATCGACAAATGTGCCGGCTGGTACGAAGGTGCCAGTGCTGGTCTTCCCGAATCTGTAGCCAGCGATGTTCGTTGCTCCGGCTGTGACCGTTATGGTCGGAGAGCCACCGACGCCACCGTTGATGGCGAAGGTGTAGGTTCCACTGAGCAACGAGATGTACCCGAAGTACCACTGGTCGGCGTTGATTTCAATCGCTGTACCGCTATATATGGAGCCGTTGACAGCGGGACGGAACTCATTCTTGCCACTGGTGGTGCTGTGGTGAATATCGAATGAGAACGCCGATGCCGCTCCTGATATGCTTGCGTCGAAGAGTCCGGCGATTGTACCCACCGTCAATTCAGGCATTTTGAACCAAAACGAGAAGGTAGCGTCGGTTGGCAACGAAGGGGTGTTTTTGAAGTACCAGTCCGACGCAGAGCCCTGCTGTAGCCACTCGATTGAGTAGGCGTTGGGCCTGCCTCCAACAGTCCACCAATCAGGCGTCTGATGGCACAGCCTCAGGAGCGAGGAGGCGTTGTGATTGCGTTGCATGAGCCAAAGATGAGCGCCATGGTCAAAAACCTCATCGGTAGTCATTCAAGACGAGGCGGCCTCCTGTTGGAGATTGTGTGCCCTTCACAGGGGCTGTCTCATCCCGAACTGGCTCCTTGGCCACCCATACCTGCTTCGTTGTCCTCTGCGGCCCGTAGGACCACCCACAGGGCTTCGATTTGTACTTGATGCGCCATGCCATAGTCCCATTCTTTTTCTTGGCCAATCCCTGCCTCTCTATGACCCCTAAGCACTTTGCGCTGGTGTACTCGTAGTCGACACCCTTCTTGGGGCTCATGGTGGGTTCCACCATGCGCAGGGGCGAGCCACAGTTCGGGCACGGCATCCTTAGTCCTCCTTGGGCTTGTAGGATGAGTGAGTCTTGGGCAGGTTGTGCTGGCGAGCCACCATTCGATTGTTGATGAGGCGTAGGACCTCCTTGGCGGCTTTGTCGAAGCGCTTGGCTGAGTGTTGGTCAGTAGCCATCCGCTCACGGAGTTCGCTTAGGTCGACCTCAGAGAGGATGGTGTTCATAATCTCCCACTCGGCGTGGACGATGCTGACTGCACGCTCATCAGTCATCAGTATCACCGGTCCATAGTGGCGAGAAAGCCGCGTCGGATGGAGCGTATGTGTCAGGAGTGTGAGCGAAGTGGTATCGGACTGCGTATGAGAATCCATGCGAATCGCAGGTACTGGCCCAAATGCCAGTACACATGTCGTCGCATGCACGGAGGATGGTTTTGGTTCCGTCGGTTTCAATCATGACCGCAATGTCGGTCATCGGTTCGTCTTCAAGGTCGCACAAGATGCACGGTGTGGTTGATAGGTGGGGCATATACAGCCTTTGGTGCCACACCTATATATAGGTGCCGGTTAGGACTTTCTTTCAGGTCCAGCGCGTGAATCGCCAGTGGCCTTGGAGCCGTCGAGGGCACGCTGACGCTCTCGCCTGTGGGTGGCTCGTTGCTTCTTGAGGCCAAGACGCTTGTACTCATCGTTCTCGATAGGGGGTGAAGCGCCGCTTTCTCCGTTGGCAGTGCGCTCTTTCATCTCCTCCATGTGTTCCTTGCGATGACAGTTCGCACACGACACGATGCACTTGTCAATCTCCTCCATGATGCGGTCCCAGCCGTAGCCACTGGTCACGAGATGCGACACGGTGCAGGTTTTCTCCTGTCGGTTGCGGTGGTGGAACTCCAGCGCCCATGCGTTGTCTTCCCCGCTCAAACCGCACTGACCGCACTTGAGGGTGGCCTTGTACGCCGCGTAGCGTTGCTTGAGCGCTCTACGCCGCTCAGCGACCTGTTTCTTGCGGTTGGTACCATTCTGAGCGTACCACCCGTTGTGATACTTCTGCTGGTAGGACTTTCGCTTGGCTGGGTCCTTGAACGGCATTCTGATGCCGCCTCAAACAAGTCCGTGTAGCCCTTGATATTCGCCACTGTTGCGAATGTCGGTGTGCACATCAGTGCGAGGTCGTCCGAATCGTCCGATGGTCAGGAGCGAGTGATTCAGTTCAGCCTCTTTGGGTTCTCGTCCGACGAGGGCGAGGTATGATTGCTTGATGAACTCGGCGTCAGGGAGGTCCGTTTCAAGGGCTTCCAAGAGTTCGGGGGCATGTGTACGCACCTCGACTTTCTTGGCCTTAGGAGCGGCCTTAGGAGAGGCCTTAGGAGCGGCCTTAGGAGCCGGTGCCGGAGTAGGTTCTTCCACGGGCGCCTCAACGACGGGTTCTTCCTTCTTCTCAGTCTTCTTGCTTCCTTTCTTGGTTGCCATGTACCGTTCAAAACCTAAGAGGGTACTTAACGAATGCCCCTCACTTTCGGCTCCAGCATGCCTTCCATGCCGCCTTGACTGGCGCCGTGGTGATGCCACGGGACATGCCGTCGGAGATTGCCATGCGAGTGCCCACGGAGCGCTCTGTGCGGACTGCGTTGGCGATGTGGATGTCGACCACATCTTCGCTGGTCATGACCCAGTCGTTGAAGGAGTCGGTTGCAGAGACGGTGACATGCTCGGAGTCGCCGATGAGTCCCCAGTTATGGTAGGTGACTGGGGCGTCGATTGCATCGAGTCCAATCCAAGCGTCAAGGGTGATGACGATGGTGCATTCGGTGCTGTCGGTTGCGACGAGTCCGGCAATTGCGCGGGAGGTTTCGTAGGGGTTCACTGTGTGGGCCATGGTTAAGGGTAGTAGGTCCCCCTATATAAGAGTGCCGCTCACTCATTCCAACGAAGTTCGATGGTCATGTCCATTCGGTACCCGAGGCAATCGCCATCTCGCCTATCGGCGCCGTGCACCTTGTCCACGCTGTTGATGGCCTTGGTCTCGTCTGACCGAGCCAGTCTGCACCAGTGGTAGTCGGTGTTGCCGTTGACTCCGTTGGTCGTGAGCGAGCGGTCATTCAGGACCTTCGTCAGAGCCCTGTAGAGCGTCCACACACCCACACGGGTGGGGTGGAACAGCGTTAGGATGTGGAATTGGCTGACGACCTTGGGAATGGCGTCAGTGCCGTCGTCGAGGTGAGCAGTGATGACCTCACCGTACTCTTGGACGATGGCCATTTGGTAGGTCTTCTGTTTCTTGGCTTCAAGCCAGCCGTCGTTGACGACAGGCGTCCAACCGTTGACCACTTCGGTATTATCCTCGATAAGGCCCTTGAGCAGGTCAAATGGCGAGACCAGTGGCGGTTGACCGCCGACCATGTTCAAGCACCACCGTTGCCGTAGACGGAGACTGCGACGAGTGCCTTGGACTTGACGCGGTCAAGCATCTCACGATACTCAGATTCAGACGACTGGAGTAGGGTCTTCCACATCTCCTTGATGCGGTCAGTGCAGTTCTCGTCGTTGAGTGCGGCGCGAGCGGCCTGACGGACCACCAGCATGATAGTAGCCATCTTGGCCTCGATAGGGGCCTCAGTGTAGCCGGAGGTGTATGTCACCTTGAACAATTGCTTGAGAGCCAGCCCAGCCGGTGCGTGAAGGCGGATAATCCCTGATTCGGAGTCATCGAGCCACCAGTCATCAGTACCACGGTTGCGTCCCTCGTTGAGTGCAACAACAGAGCCATCCGATTTAGTCTCAGAGAGCGATGCAACAGTGACCACAGGCCGGTTGCGAAGGACTATGTGGGCCATCCTGACCGTGCTGTCGTGGTATTCGACATGGTCTTCGGTCCCAGCCAATTGAACCCCTGCGTAGGCATCGACGAGTCGAGATGCGTTGGTTATCATCACCGCAATCTCGGTGTCAGTAGGTCCGATGCCGTCGCTGAAATTCACTCCAGCGTACGCCTCAACCTCTGCAAGGGTCGTGTAGTCAATCGCCGCCATACTTCGCACCTCCGTTGGACCGCCCGACTAAGGGGTGGCCCAACAAAGGCCGAGCATCAGCCGAGCGAGTCAGCCTCAGACAGTGGTGATGTTCGTGAGAAGGCAGATTGCCTCAGGGTATCGAACACCGAAAGCCATGTCTTGCTTTGGGATGAGCACGAATCGGTCCTTGGTTGGTTCGTCGTGGAAGCCAATGCTGAACCTTCGCTCGGCGATGGTTGGGTTGCCGATTAGAGGGGAGCGGATGTGGGTGAGCACAGCGACTGCCTTGACACCGTCGTGGGCCGCAGGCACAACACCGTCGGTGGTGTTGGTTGGTAGAGCACCGGTTCCGAAGACACGGATGCCGTAGATTTTTCCGATTTCACCGGAGAGGATGGTAGCGGCTGGGCCGTACTTGTCCACGGTTTGGAGTTCGGTCAATCCGAGCAATTGAACTTCAAGGTTGCGAGGAACGATGAGAGCAAGGTCGTCACGGTTGTCAGCGTACACACCGAGGTGAGCAATTGCTGTGCGGAGGTGGGACAGAGCGAAGGTTCCAGCGACATCGACTGAGGTTGCCGTTGCGGACTTTCGTAGTCCGTCAAAGAGGAGCAAGTAGTCGTTGACAGTGCCGGAGACACCGGTTGCGTTGGTTGCACCGTTGTATGCGCCGTTGATGTTGTCAGCGTATGTGTTGGTGGAGGTTGTGTCACCGTTCAAGAGCAAGGATTGCTCGTTGTAGGCGAGGCGGGAAGCAATGTCGTCACGAAGGACTGACATTAGACCTTCAACACCGTAGGCGACGAGGTAATTGCCGATTGGGATGTTCGCAATGAGGGTCTTGAGTTCCAAGGTGATTTCTGCGGTTGCGTGTCGGGATTCACCAGCGGCTGTACCTGCTTCGGTTGCGGCAAGCGTTTGTTGGTGGAAGTCGATGCTACCGGACAATTTTGGAATCTTCATCTCTCGGCGAGACATTGGCATTGCAGGGAACAGCGAGCGCATGAAATTGCGTTCGTAGACGATGCCGATGATTTCCTCGGCTGTCTCTGTTGGTAGCATTGTTGCACCAGTGCCAGCGGCGGCACCAGCGAGGGCATCTTTCACTCGGTTAGTGAGTTCGGTAAAGTCAATTGGTTGGCTCATATTTTCATCTTCCTGTCGTTGCGGGTATTAAGGGTATCGGCATAATTGGCCGTTCACTCCAGTCGTCGTCCTCCGAGGCGACCTTCCAACCATGCGCCGAGGTGCGCCATTCCGTGGCTCACATCAGGTGCAGGGTCATGCTTGGTGGTTCCCGTTTTCACGAGAATGTCGGTGGGCATACTGGGGGAAAGGGACTTTGGCTTGGCTTCTGTTGGGGCCAATCCTGCTTCTGCGACTCGCTCTGCAAGACGCTTGCCGACTTCTGCTTCGACAGCGGCTTCTGCTTCTGCGGCGCTCTTCTCGGCTGTGAGAGCCTCGATGTTGGCCGTGGCTTCTGCGAGAGCGCTCTTGAGGGCCTCTGTCTCGTCGAGACGGGCAAGGAGGGTGGCAAGGGTACCTTCGACTGCGGAGAGTCCCTTAGCGACCTCTGAGAGTACCTCTGAGGTCATATCGACTTCTGCTTCGACAGCGGATTCTTCGACGACTTCTTCGGGGAGTTCTTCCTCGGCGACTTCCTCTTCTTCGGGGAGTTCTTCCTCGGCCTCTTCTTCGACTGCCTCTTCTTCGACTGCCTCTTCTTCAAGGAGTTCTTCTTCGGTCTCTTCGACTGCTTCTTCTTCCAAGGTTTCTTCCTTGACGATTTCAGGTGCTTCGTTGAGTTCGACTGGTACTTCGACTGTGAATGTTTCTTCGACCTCTTCGGATAGTTCGACGAGTTCGGATTCTTCGGTGCTCATGTCGATTGGGTTGGACACAGGGGTCTTAACGGTATCGGCACCGCTAAGTTCTCGCACTTGGTCCCTAAGTTCGTCGATAGCGCCCATCAAATCCAAGATTAGGTCAGCGTCAAAGTCTCGCTCGGATGGACTCTCGTCCTCAGGCATCTCTGCCTTACCGAACTCGATAATGTAGGAGGCGTCGGTCTCCTCGACATTTTGGATGTGCTTGGCTCCGTCGTAGGAGACCAGTGACTTGCTCACATCGAAGAGAGCGTTTGGGCTGGCTGGAATGTCGACCACGCTGGTCTCAATCCACTCAATGTCGGTGAACTTGATGTAGGCTTCCTTGCCCAAGCCTTCCTTGACAGCGGCCTTGGCGAGGAACCCGATGCTGAACGCTCGGAGCATGCCCTTGTTGATTTTGCGAGTGATGTTCTTCTCGCCACCGTCGATGCGTGCACGGCCAAAGACAGCGGCAATCTTGCTACCGTCAGGCTTCTCGTACTCGCCCATCTCGACCTCTTCCATGACGCCGATGACTCCGTAGTCCTTGCGGTGGTTGTAGAGGATGACAGGGTTCTGAGAGTAGGACTGCCACGATGCCATGATGGCCTCTGCGTCGACCAGTTCCTTGTGTCGGTCAAGCATCTTATCGTCGCCGACATACACTGGACCGTAGACGACCACATCGTCGTCTTCCTTGTGGTCAGGGGTGTGCTCCTTCACTTGGAAGGGCATGTGGAATCGGTACTCAAAGACTGCCTCGGCAGACTCGCCGGAGATTGAATCGAAGAGTTCAGGGGAGACGACTTGTGCATCCTCAAGGCTGTTCATACCCCAAGTCAGCCAACAGGTGGCTTATATCGTTTATGCGATGCTTGGGGAACCATTTGGCTGGTCTGTTGGTCTTGCGAGTGGGTCCACTGACATTGGTCCATCCCATGCGCTTGAGCAGGGATGCGATGAGATGTGGATTGCCCAGCGAGAAGTGCTTGTGCCTCAACCGTCTATTGAACTCGGGATTGCGTTCGTATTCAAACAGGCCGTTCTGTATGTCCCCGACAGTCTGAGGCTCAGTGACTCGCTCAGCCTCTTCGGCGAGCCAGTCTTTGACCCACTTGGGAGTTCGGGTTAGCAGTGAGGTGTTTCCTGTGCGGGGCATACCCCTACAGTGTCCCCCCACCTACTTAATCAAAACCGTCCTTCAAACGGGTCGTCTTGGAACGGAGCCACAGCGGCAAGGAGTTCTTCGTAGGTGAAGAATCCGACAGCCTGCGCCAATGCCCAGTGGTCGTGAGTGAGTGGGAATACAGCGTGGTTTTGCCACACACCATCTTCATCTTGGTACCATAGGCCTCCGTAGTGAAGGTCTCCAATCTTACTGCTTGCGAGTAGGTGTTCCATGTGTTCGTCCATGCTAAGCGTAGCAGGTGCCCCTATAAAAGAGTGCCGCTCAAAGTTCTTTCTTCTTGCGCTCTTCGTCGATGACCTGTTTCATGTGGCTGATGCCACGAGAGCCAACGACCAGCCACTTGATTTGAGCGACAACGCCAGCCAATCGGAAGTCCTTGAGGTGACGAGCGGCCCAAGCCTCACGCAGGCGCACAGCCTTCTCGTCTGTTGGAGTCTTGACGCCGCCAGCCTTGACCTTGCGGAGCCTGTCGAACTGCTTATTGCCGAGAATGTTGCCACCCTTGCGCCAAATGTCAGGGTGCTCCTCTCTCAATTTGAGGGCGTAGGCCAGCGGGAACTGAGTGTACTCGCTATTGGCGAGACTAACCTTGTCATCGCCACCTCGCTTGGGGAAGTTCGTCTTGGGTGCCTTGGTCTCAAACGACTTGCTCGACAGTGGATGGCCCTTTGGGAACAGGTCGGTGTCGTGCTTGCCACTTCGGAACCTGCCGTTGCGGAGAGCGTACAGGAAGGAGTTCACCCGTGCATAGGCCCACTGGTCCGCTGAGGAGACCGTGGGGCGTACTGACGAGGGGTTGGTGTTGTATGCACCAACGCCACGCTTGAACACCGCCACGAGCGTGCGTGTGCTGGTTTTCTTGGTGGCGGCGGTTTGCTTCTCATTGTGCTTCTTCGCCTTCTCGGCGAGTGCTTTCTTGACTGTTCCTGATACT